ACATTGAGGTAGCAGATGAAAGGGCTTCTGTTTCTTCAACTCCACTTGTTCGTGCCCGTACTTTGGGATAAAAAATGTCATCATTTAACGACTATACAGAAAATTTAGTATTAACCTTTTTGTTTACAAACAGTACTGCTACTCGGCCTACTGCTTGGTATGTGGGGTTATTTACTGCCGCACCTAGTGATACTGGTGGTGGCACAGAAGTAACTGGTAATGCTTACGCCCGTGTAGTTACGGGAACAATGTCTGTTTCTGGAACTTCTCCCACTACTGCAACGAATAATGCGGCTATTGAGTTTGCCGCTGCCTCTGGTGGAAATTGGGGAACAATTGGTTGGGCAGCAGTATTTGATGCTTCTACTGGTGGAAATATGTTGGCATGGGCTGCGTTGACAACAAGTCGAACCATTAATGATGGCGATGTATTTCGCATACCTGCTGGCAGTTTAGATATTACTTTGACATAACATGGCTGCATACGGGCTTGGTTATTACGGAGGAGGAAATTACTCCTTTGGAGTAAGTCTTGGTGAGGCGACTATTGCTTCACAAAGCTCCGTAAGTATAGGCGCTGAGAGAATACAGATTGGATCGGTAACAGCATCTGCTGAAAGTGCTGTTTCGATTGATGCAAGATATAGTGCCGCAGGTGCAGCAACTATGTCAGGCGTGTCGGGGGCGAGTATAGATGCGACAAGAGTAGCTTTTGCATCGGCTACTGTTGTGTCAGATGCAGAGATGACAGTTGGATCAACTGTAATTTTAAATGCGGCAGTATCAATGGATGCAATAAGTGATGCATCTGTATATGGTGAAAGAATTCAAAGGGCTTCTGTTTTGTTTGATGCAACATCTAGTATGGTTGTTGTGGCAAGAAAGAAATGGGAAACTGAGGTGGATATATCAGAAACTTGGACACCAATTACTGATATTTCTGAGACTTGGACAACTATTAGTTCATAGAGGTAAAAAATGGCAGATACAACCACCACAAATCTAGGCTTAACCAAGCCAGAAGTTGGCGCATCCACAGATTCATGGGGTACAAAGATCAATACTGATCTGGACTCTATTGATGCGTTGTTTGATGCAGGTCCCGTTCTAAAAGTAACCAAAGGTGGTACTGGTGGCGCTACTGCATCAGCCGCACGAACTGCTCTTGGTTTGGCAATCGGTACAGATGTATTGGCCTACGATGCAAACTTGCAAAGCTTTGTTACAGCATTCACATTACCTACTGCTGATTCAACAGCCAATTATGTTTTAAAGACTAATGGATCTGGCACTTTGGGTTTTGCGGCTCCTGCGGCTGGTGATGTGACATTAACTGGTACACAGACACTAACAAATAAAACAATTAGTGGTGCAGACAATACACTTACAGTTGATGGTACGAATTCTGTTGGATTTAGAAACGTTCCTCAAAATAGTCAATCAGCCGCATATACATTGGTTTTGGCTGATGCTGGTAAGCATATTTTTCACCCATCAACTGATGCTAATGCAAGGACCTTCACAATCCCTGCAAACAGTTCTGTGTCTTACCCAATAGGGACAGCAATAACATTTATTAACATGACTAGCCAAGTGGTGACGATTGCAATCACTACTGACACAATGTATTTATCTAGTGCTGGCACTACAGGCTCACGCAGTCTTGCTCAGTATGGATCAGCAACTGCTATCAAAATGACTTCAACAACTTGGCTTATTTCAGGGAGTGGATTGACATGAGTGGTGCATTACAAGCCGTATTTCAAAACCATCGTTCTTTTGGAGCTGCGCCAAGCTCACAGTCTTTCACGACTGCTGGTACATATTCTTGGGTTGCCCCCTCTGGAGTAACTTCTGTTGCTGCAGTTGCGGTAGGTGGTGGTCAGGCTGGCGCTCAAGGTTTTTACTGCTGTGGTATTCCAATTGGAGGTAATGGTGGAGATGGTGGTTCATTGTCGTATAGAAATAACCAGTCTGTAACACCAGGAACAAGCTATACAGTTATTGTTGGTTCTGGAGGGTCTGGAAGCTCTGCTGCAAGTGGAGGCAATAGCTCTTTCATATCGACCGCAGTTTTACTTGCTGTGGGCGGTTTTGGTGCGGGGACAAATACTGGAACTTTTTCTTCAGTTGGCGGAGATAGCTATGGCAGTAGCTCCACTTGTAATGGTTCTGGAGGTGGCGGAGCTGGTGGATATGCTGGAGTTGGTGGGTTCTGCAATGGTACTGGTAGCTCCAGTCAAAGCCAACCGCCCAAAGCAGGTACTGGTGGCGGTGGCGGTGGCGGTGGTTCTTTAGCCATTGGTTTTGGCTTTCAGCGTGGAGGCTCTGGTGGTGGTGGTGTTGGCATCTTAGGGCAAGGCGCTAATGGTGCTGCGGGAACTCGAAGTACCACAGTTAACGTCAATGGATTGCCTGGAGGTGGCGGATCAGGTGGCGCTAATGGAACACAAGGTAGCGGAAGTGCGGCTGGAGCAGGTGGTGGGTACGGGGGTGGCGGTGGAGGTGGAGTTCCGCAAGTCAGCGGATCTTATGCTTCTGGTGCTGGTGGTGCTGTTCGGATTGTTTGGCCAGGCGCTACTCGACAATTCCCATCAACTTGTGTAGGTTCACCATGAATTTATTTATTGAAACAGAAAACGGGCAGACTAAAAATCATCCCGCATTAGAAGAAAACTTAATTCAAGCATTTGGTTGTGTTCCTGCTAATTGGGAGGCATTTGTTAGGATTGAAAAGCCTATACCTAGTTTGTATCAAGTGTTTACAAGTGATATTCCAACATACTCAAAAGTAGATGGGGTTTGGGTTGATGTTTGGACACTTCGTGATATGACTCCTGAAGAAAAAAGTGCCAAACAACAAGTAATTATTGATTTATTTAATTCTCGTGAACAAGCAAGTAATTGGTCAGCATGGTCTATTGATGATGCTACTTGCACAATGAAACCACCAATTCCACGACCCGATCCAGACCAAACAAAATTGGATGCTGGAATATTTACGTTTTGGTGTGGCGCAGAAAGTAATTGGAAAGATACTCCAGTTAAACCTACTGATGAAAATCAATATAAGTTTGATTTTTTTGCTTGGCAATGGGTTCAAGTTGTAAACTGAATTTCCAATAACCAAGGGATTAATCATGTCTAAAACTGCAACCAAAAAAACAAAAGTATGTAAAGCTGCCGAATCGGTGGCTCAAGTTGTTCAAAACACACAGCTTCAGGTTGCTTATTATTTTCCATGTCCAATTTATTTAATTGAACGTCCTGACTTTTTAGAGGCGGTTAATGTTGTTTCTGAGGAATCATTAGAAGTTCAGCGCAAAGAGCGTGATTTAAACGAAATTTATCCTGTCTACATGACAAGTAATTATTTTGGTGATCCTCGCATGGAGAAGTTTACTGAATTTGTTGGTGCAACAGCTTGGAACATTTTGAATGAACAAGGCTATGCTATGCAAGACAAAGCAGTTCAATTTACAGAAATGTGGACTCAAGAACATCACAAGCATTCTGCTATGGATGCTCACGTTCATGGATTTGGTTCACAGATTGTTGGGTTTTACTTTCTTGAAACTCCTGAAAATTGTTCTCATGTTGTTTTTCACGATCCAAGAGCCGCTAAAGTTCAAATTGATTTACTTGAACAAGATGTAAATATAGCAACCCCTGCAAGCAAAATGATTAACTTTACGCCAAAACCTGGCATGATGATTTTTGCAAATTCTTGGTTTGCACATTCATTTACACGCCATGCGGCAGATACTCCAATAAAATTTGTTCATTTTAATTTAACTGTTATTCCGCAACAACAATCATGCCCTGCGCCAGCGGCTGAAATTGTATGAACACATACCACATAAGGTTCAACAAAAGCCGAGGCCAAGCTGGTCGTGGTTCTATGGATCATGTTTGGCGAGTATTTGAAAATGGAAAAGAATTCTTGTTCAAGAACCTTGACATTACAACCCCTGTCAAAAGCGAAAAAGATTCTAATGGGGTAGACTACAACATCACTTGTCAAGGCTATATGACAATTGATCGAGATACATCTACTGCTGTAATTGTTAAAAAAATCAAACAGTTGGAAACAATATGAACGAAGTAAGCCATGAGCAAATCTATGAGCGTTTACTGGCTGTTGAAGCAAAGGTAGATGAAATAGATAAGAACACTAAAGACCTTGTGGGAGCTATTGACGCTGCCAAGGGTGCTGTTCGTGTGCTTAACTGGATAGCATCTATTGCTCAACCAGTTTTGTGGATTGGCGGGTTAGTGATTGCTGCGGGTGCAGTTTGGCAGACATGGCTTAAAAAGTAATGGCTAATGTAAAACAACAACTAGACATTCCTGCTATACCTTCTTTGGGTACATCGGGGATTGTTTATTCACAAAGTGTCCAGAATCAAAACAATGGCATTTTGAGGTTGTTTTTTACAAAATTACTTAACTCACTACAGTCTGTTTTTGGACCAAGAGGTGGCAAGTATTTGAATAATCCTTACGGGGCTTTTCAAGACTCTACAGATCAAGTTGCTGCCAGTACTACTGTAGCTTATCCAGTAACATTTAATACTACAGATTTTTCTAATGGAGTAACTATAGCTAGTAACTCTAGGATTACTGTAGCAGATGCAGGAATTTGGAATTTACAGTTTTCCATTCAGCTAAAAAACACCACAAACGATGGTCAAGATGTTGATATTTGGTTTCGTAAAAATGGGACAAACATTGCAAACTCAAACAGTCGTTTTCACCCTCCTCCAAGAAAAAGCGCTGGTGACCCAAGCCATATCATTGCTTCGTTGAATTTCTTTGTTGACATGGCCGCTAATGATTACGTTGAGATTGTGTGGAGAACTGAAAATACTAATGTAAGTATTGAGCATTTTGACACTAGCACAAGTCCAACAAGACCAGCAGTTCCTTCAGCAATTGCTACAATGAGCTTTGTGTCTAACCTACCTACGCTATAGAATGCAGATATGGCTTACATTCCACTACAAATTCCTCCAGGCGTATTTAAAAATGGTACTGAGTATCAGTCTAAAGGCCGTTGGAACGGCTCAAATTTGGTACGTTGGTACGAAAGCACTATCCGTCCAGTAGGTGGATGGAGAAAACGTGCGTCTGCTCAGTTAACTGGAATGGCTCGTGGGCTGATTAATTGGCGTGACAATAACAACAATAGACGTATCGGAATTGGTACACATTCTAAATTGTATTCAATGAATGAGAATGGTACTTTAACTGACATTACTCCTGCAACTTTTACTGTTGGTGATCCAGACGCTATATTAAAGATTGGTTATGGCTATGGGACTTATGGAACTTCAGCTTATGGCGTTGCCAGACCAGACTTAGGTTCATACGTTCCTGCCACCACATGGTCTATGGATACATGGGGTGAGTATTTGGTTGCTTGCTCATCAAAGGATGGTAAGTTGCTTGAATGGCAATTAAACGTAGCCAATGATGCCGTTGCATTAACAAATGCGCCAACTAGCTGTACTGGATTAATCGTTACTCAAGAAAGATTCATATTTGCTTTGGGAGCAGGTGGTAATCCACGTAAAATTCAATGGTGCGACCAAGAAAATAATACTGTATGGACTCCTGCTGCTACGAACCAAGCTGGTGACTTTGAGTTAACCACCATTGGATCTTTAATGTGTGCTAAACGAGTTCGTGGATCTACCATTATATTTACTGATGTGGATGTACATACTGCCACTTATATTGGTCCTCCGTTCATTTATAGCTTTGAGCGTGTAGGTAGTGGTTGTGGCGTTATTTCTAAGCAAGCAGTAGCCGCTACTGACAATGCTTGTATTTGGATGTCTGGATCAGGATTCTGGATCTATGATGGCTTTGTAAAGCCTTTGAACTCAGATGTATCAGACTATGTGTTTAGTAATATGAACATTACTCAGTCTTCTAAGGTTTATTGTGTTCACAACTCTACTTATGGCGAGATTTGGTGGTTTTACCCTAGTTCAGCTTCAAATGAAGTAGATTCTTACGTTTCTTACAATTATCGTGAGAATCATTGGGCTATTGGTACGTTAGCACGTACGTGTGGCACAGATAGAGGAATCTTTACTTACCCAATTATGGTTTCA